TTACATGACAGAAGCTGAGGGAGAGTATTTTCAACAGTTGCTAACATCACCACAGACATACATCAAGAATGTACTTTATCACATCACAGAGGATGGAGCTGTACTATTTGATGAGGATGGCTGTGTTATTCACGTTCCTGAGAGCACTGAGTATGTTAGCTGTAATGTCACTACTAACACCTTTGAAGTTTACAAGCAAAGAAATAAGAATCTAATCAAGCAATCTATTCAAGTTAGGATAGGTAATAACGACATAATCAATGGTTAAAATAGTTCTACCTAATGGAGTGCTTGATGTATCTGAGAATCTTGCACTACCTATCACTTTCAGTATTGGTGACATAAGAGACTTGTCTTCTAGAAAGGGTACATTCTCAAAGACTGTTACTCTTGCTGGTACTAAGAACAACAACGAGCTACTAGGCCACTACTATGATGTCAACATAGAAGCTGGTACATTCAATCTAAACACCTTAACAAAGTGTCAAGTCATTCAGAATGGTGTACCTATCTTAGATGAGGCACTATTGCAATTGGTTTCAGTTAGTAAGGTGCAGACTAACAATAGATTTGAGGATGAGGTAAGCTATGAGGTATTAATCAAAGATACAAGAGCAGAATTCTTCACAGCCATCACCAATGCTAACTTGACTGACTTAGACTTCTCTGACTTAGATCATGTGTTTAGCTCTACAAATATAGCAGCGTCCTTCAGTAACACTGTATTGGATGGTTATAAGTATGTCATGCCCTACATTCAGAGCAATGACTACAATGCAAATGACTTCAAGCCAGCCATCTATGCTAAGACTTACTTTGATAGAATCTTTGCTGTAGCTGGATTTACTTACACTTGGGATGAGATAGCCTCAGCTAGATTTGACAAGCTGTTAATTCCTTATAATGGTGACAAGAATAATCAAGATTATGAAGACTATAGAGTTGATGCTAACAACACATGGACCACAAGCTATGTGCAACCTACTGGATTTAATTTTCCGTTTCAAGAAGCTATTAACTCAGGGTGGACAGAAGTTGTTGATGCACAAAATATTTATGATCCAATTACTGGAGAGTATACTACACCATTTAGTACTAACCCTAATGCGAGTGAGCACTATCTGTATAATTTAACAATTGGAGGCTCAATCATTTTAGATAACACAAGTGGAGCTGATGCTAGACTAGGTCAGAATGGTATCTTTTTAAATATCTCAAATAAAAAATATAGAGTTTTTGCACGTATCAATGTTAATGGTTTTGACAATGGTAAAGTGTATGGTCCTGAAGTTATAGTTGAGTATACAACAATAAGTCCTTTGCCTAATGGCACAACAACTATTTTAACATTTAACCAGACGTTAACTATACCAGCATTGGTTAATGACTTAGGTATTCCATTAAATATCCTTAGTGGTGATATTCAAGTTTTAGAAGTAGGAGTTGAGATGTATACAGTGGCTCCTGAGACAGGCTCATCAACACCTTATGGTGATCCTATTCCTTACACTTCTCAATGGTTAAGTATCAATCCAACACCACCATTCACTGGCACGCTTGTACCAGTTAATGTGGTCCTTGATTTAACTTTTATCAATGTTAGTATTTTACCAAGCAGTGACGTACAAGTAACTGGCTCAACACTTAACATCAATCAATACGTACCAAAAGAGATAAAACAGTCTGACTTTGTTAAGTCTATCCTACAGATGTATAACTTGTATATTGAGCAAGATGTTAACAATCCTTACAACTTAGTACTAAGACATAGAGATGAGTACTATGACTCAGGTGCTGAGAAGGACTGGAGTAGAAAGTTAGCTAAGGATAAGGACCAACAATTAATCTTTTTACCTGACTTGACTAACAAGAAGCTTAAGCTAACTTATGCACCTGACACTGATGACTTCAATACAATGTACACTCAAGCTACTAGTGAGATATATGGTCAGCTAGAGTATACCTTTGACAATGAATACGTGAAGGATGTATCTACTCAGGAGTTGATATTCTCACCAACACCAGTATTCTTGACATCATTTGGAGCTTATGTACCAGCTATAATTGGAGCATCACCCAACACTAACATTCGCATCTTGTATGATGGTGGCTTGCAGTCATGTCAGCCATTTGACATCTTAGACTTTGGCACAACTGGTGAGTTTGGATTGACTGACTATCCAATGTTAGGACACTTTGACAATGCTTTGACTCCTAGCTTTGATATCAACTTTGGGACCAATGACTTTTACTTCTATGAGCCAATATCATTAACAGCTAACAACCTATACAACCTATACTGGAGAAGAACAGTTAATCAAATCAATGTAGGCAAGATGTTGATAGCTATGTTTGACTTGACTGAGCTAGACATCCAATCACTTAAGCTGAATGATAAGATTTATATTGATAACTCCTGGTGGAATATCAACAAGATACAAGATTATAATGGCAATCAAAGACAGCTCACTAAGGTAGAGCTAATTAGTATTGACACTGAGATAGACCTAGCACCATTTAAGACTGGCTTAGGTAGGCCATTTGGTGATGTAATGATAGGAGTAGGTGTAGATGCATTGGTAGGTAGAAATACTTTTAACAATAATGTCATCTTACCTGGTGCCAATGCTCAAGTCTTTGGTAAGGGCAATGTGGTCACAGCTGGCACAAAAGGAATCATAGTAGGTGATGGTCAGATATTGAGTGATGATGGTATGGTAGTCAACAACCTAACAGTCACTGGCACTATCAATGGAGCTGTGGTTGCACCATTTAAGAAATATGTGGCCTTACTTAATCAATCAGGGACTAATGCTCCTACAGCAATTGTCTTAGAGAATACATTTAGTGAGATACCTACATTCTCAAGAACTTCTACTGGTGTCTATAAGTTAGAATTGATTGACGCATTTACATTAGATAAAACATTTATAGTGACTGGCTCAGCTGATGTTAGTGGTGGCTCAGGTGACTTTGCTACAGTAATTGCTAGAAGGTTTGATGAGGATACTATTACACTTTATACTTATGATAATTTTACATCATCAGACAATATGCTTGTTAACACATCAATAGAAATTAGAGTTTATGAATGAAGTTGAAATACCATTAAAGATAACTGGCATAGGTGCCATTAAAGCTGAGTTAAGAGAGTTAAAGGGTGCTATTGCTGATGCAACTGACCCAGAACAAATTGCCAAGTTATCACAAAGAGCTGGTGAGCTGAAAGATAAACTATCAGATGCAAATGAGGCTGTGAATAACTTTGCAACTGGCTCTAAGTTTGAACAAGTCAGTAACTCATTAGGTGGTATCAAGGACTCATTGTTATCATTAGACTTCGCTGAGGCACAACAGAAAGCTCAAGTTTTTGCTAGTGCATTAGGTAGTGTAAATCCAAAAGAGATAGCTGCAGGATTTAAAAACTTTACTGGTGTTATTAAGACAATGGGTGGAGCATTTGTTAAGTTAGGAGTACAGATACTTGCTAACCCTATATTCTTATTGGTAGGTGTGATAGTTGCTATAGTTGCTGCAATAGTTATTTTCTTGAATAAAATTGGAGTACTTGAGAAAGTGCTTAGTGTTCTTATGGCTCCAATCAATGCACTGATTAATGGCTTCAAAGCTCTGACAGATTGGTTAGGATTGACAGATAATGCAGCAGAAGAAAATGCTGAGGCAGTTAAGGCCGCATCTGAGTCAAACATTAAAGCTATTGAAAAAGAAATGGAGGCTAGAAGAGGCTTATATGATGTGACCAAAGATTTAAGCCTTGAAGAAATATCATCAATAGAGGATCAGTTAGGAGTAGAGATTGACAGATATGCTACATTAGAAGAGTTACAGATTGAAGAGGAGAGAAGAAAGCAACAACAAAGACAAGATCAAATTGAGGCAATGGGTGAGCTTGCTGACATGGATGAGGAGCAGACCAAAGAATATCTTAAGTTGAAAGATGATGAGGCATCTGCTATTAACAAGATTAATCAGTTAGCTATCCAGCAAGCTAACAATAGAAAAAAGTTAGCTCAAGATATTAATCATCAGATTGAAATGCTAAACGTTAAGCAAATCAAGGATGAGACTGAAAGGTCAAAGGCTATCTTAAAAATACAAGAAGCTGAGGCTATTGCTAAGTTAAAAAGACAAAGAAGAGAAGCCTCAAGATTGGATGACTGGGATACAGTTGCCAACATTGATAAGTTGATATTATTAACTCAAAAAGACTTTGAGCAACAAAGAAATGACTTAACAACTGCATCCAATAAAAAGAGAGTTGAAGACAATAAACAAGCTAATGCAAAGATAGAATCTGCACAAGATAAACATCTTAAAACAATGCGTGCTCAGTTTAAGATTGACCTGGATAAAGCCGTTATTGATGGTAAGACAAAGCTAGAGATTGACCAAATGAAAATTGACCAAATGGTTAAAGAATCTAAGGAGCTAGAAAAGTTGAACATCAAAAAGACTAAAATATTTGCAACTGAAATGGATAGAGCTACTGCAGTCTCAGCAATGAATGCTCAGATTAAACAAGCTATTGACCAATTAGAAGCTGATAAGATAGCCATAGCTGATAAAGATGCTGTATCAAGAATTAAGACATTGATGTTAGAAGAACAAGATGCTACTAAAAAACTTGATTTACAAAAGCAATTAATTGAAGAGGAGAGAAAACAAGCTGTATCTGGAAAAGATTTAACTGAGCAACAAATTAAAGAAATCAATGCTAAGGCAGTTGAAGATACTAAGGCTATTAATAACCAACTTATAGCTATTGATAATGATAAAAATGCTAAGATACTTGCAGCTGCTAAATTAGTTCAAGAGACAAAAATGTCACAAGAGCAATTTAATCTTGAAAGATTTAAAGGCACAACTGAGCAACAGATAACTGCACAACAGTCATTTCTTGCAACAGAGTTAGCTACATTAGATTTGCAACAAACAGCTGAACTTGCTGCACTTGATTTGTCAGAGGCCGAAAAAGAAGCTATCAGAGAAAAGTATAGACAAGCTAGAATAGTTGCTGAAGAAACAACCAAAGAAAAAATCATTGATATTGAAGAGCAAGCAAATGCTAAGATTTTCAACATGATAGATCAAGGCTTTGAAACTGCAAAACAAGCGGCTAATGCTATTGCATCAGTCAATGCTATTAGTATTGGTAAGAAACTAAAAAATGTTGAGAAAGGTAGTAAAGAAGAAGAGAAGATACTTAAGCAACAATTTGAGCAACAAAAGAAAATGAATCTAGCAATGGCTGCAATCAATGGAGCACAAGCTATCTTAGCAATCTTATCAGTACCTGACTTCACTCTAGGTATTGCATCAGGTATAAGAATAGCCGCATCCATAGCAGCAACTGCAGCATCTATCTCAGCTATCTCATCCACATCTTTTGAGGGGGGTGGTAATGCTCCTACACCAGTGAGTGGTAACACTACACAGTCTAACATTGGTCAGATGGCAACACCTAACTTATTTGGCAATAGTAATAATGCTAACAATGTAGGCAACAATGGCAATAGCAATGACCAATCAACACCTAACTTCACAGTCACAGCTGTAGTTAGTGAAACAGAAATGACAAGCACACAGAATAGAGTTAAACGAATCCAAAGAAACGCTGAATTATGACAAGTTATCAGGCCCTAATAAACAAGATTGAAGCATTTTACAACGATCACCTACAAGTAAAGAAATTAGGTAGTGACTTTAATGAGCAGTTACCTAACTTTGCCACTAAGGATGAGAGGTATCCTTTAGTTTTTATCACTCCAATTGTGGCATCTACTACAATGGATGTGAACACTATCAGCTTAGAGGTTTATTGCTTAGATATTATCCAAAAGGATAGAGCTAACATCACTGTGATACTTTCAGACTGTCATCAGATATTGGTAGACTTAATCAATTATTTTAATTTTAGTAATGATTATAGCTTTGATATCGTTGGCTCACCTTCAATCACTCCATTGAATAACCAACTACTAGACTATGCTGCTGGATGGGTAATGACCTTAGATGTTGACATCAGCAACTGGACTAATTGTCAAGTGCCTTTAATAACTAATTTACCTGGTTGATACAATATAGTTATGGCACGTAGACAGAAGATATCACAGATGACTCCTAAGGGAGCTAACTTACAAGCTACAGATTTATTAGAGATTAGTGAGTTGAGTGGCACTGGCTACATCACTAAGTCAATAACTGGTCAAGAGATTATCAATGCTGGTGGCGGTGGTGGTAGTCAGAATTTACAGCAAGTTACTGATATAGGAAATGACACTACTAATGGAATTATCACTACAAGCTCATTTGTGGCATTTGATGATATTTCAAGCCCAGATAATTATTCAGTTTTATCTACTAATTGCCTTGAGTTAGGCACCAATTCAACTGGAGAACAGCTTTTTTTATTTGGTAATAACATCGAATTTGTTAGAGGTGGTGGTTCTATTGGTAAATTTAAAGCTACAAATATCACTTCACCTAACAATGTCACTCTAGAATTTCCTAACAAAACTACTGGGAGCTACACTATAGCTACTACAGCTGATATACCAAGTGTTAGTGGATTTGTTCCTTATACTGGTGCTACTGCAGATGTTGACTTAGGAACGTTTCACCTAGATGCTGCAAAAGGTACATTCACACATAGTGGGAGTACAGATACACTTACAGCTAATCACACAAGTGGTAGTGGTATAGGATTGTTAATCACTAAGGGTGGTGCTAATGAAGGCCTTAAAGTCAATAAGACATCAGGTAGTGGTAATGCTGCTACAATAATTGGTACATTAGAGGCTACTACATTAGTTAAGACTGGTGGAACGTCTAGTCAATACTTGATGGCAGATGGTAGTACCAATACATTAAATCAAGCTGCTATACTTTCATTGTTAGGATGGTTTAAAACAACTGTTACAACGAATTACAGTGTAACTGGCACAAGTGGTGAAACTATGATTTTACCGTCAACGCAAGTGCCTACTTTGAGCAATGGCACTATATTTAAAATTAACACTTTAAGAATTTCTAAAGGTTTACTTTCTGGCTCTACTATCAGAGCTTATCTAAGCCCTAACAGTAATAATTTAAGTGGAGCGTTACAAATATTATCAACTGGTTCAGTTATTGTAGCAGGAACAAGGTTAGCGACAATTAGTAGAGTGTTTGAGATTGAAGGTGGTAACATTAAAGGTTTAAATTCAGCTACAGGTGTAATCAACGACAATGGAACAAGTACAGTTGTAGCATTAGACGCTGCACTTCCTAGTGGTACGTTGTATCTTATTGTAACAGTTACCAACAGTTTAAGCACTGAAACAACTACACAAGAACTTTTAGACATCTCTAATTTTTAAGCTATGTACACAATTATAGATACTACAACAAACAGATTGTTTTTTGTGAAATTTGACAATGAAGTCTTAGAAGGTCAAGTGGCAATAGAGCAAATTTGCACAATTGAAAATCCTGAGCAAAAAGATATTTATTATAATTTTGAAACTAAACAATTTTATATCTAATGGCATACGCTAACAACGGAGAGTTTAATGTGCTCTATAAGACTAGGAGAAGGATGGCTAACATCCTTAAGAGAATACTTAGAAATGATATAGTAGATGGTCAAGGTACACTGGTAGAATCAATCAGAATTAATGCTAAAATCACCAGCTTTGAGAAGCTAGAGATACAGATAGTAGCAATGTACTACTTTATTTTCCTTAACAATGGTGCTTTTTTGTGGAATGGTGGTGTCATTACTCCTAGAGACTATGTTAACACCTTTACAAATGAGCTAAACAACTCAGGAATCACAGCAGAAATATACTCACAGTACACAGAATGGCTAACAAAACGTTATCCAATGCTGAAAGTGGCTGAGATACTTGAGAAAAATCAAAGAATAACATACACATTTGAGGCACTTGATCCACCAGAAGGATTCAAAGTAGGCTATCCATTAGATGTTTAATTCTTTCTTCATGGCTAACATGTTGAAGGTCATGATAAGTGGTAAGTTAGTGACCTCTTCAAACTTAGTGAGGTCCTCATTGCATAGAGAATAGATTAGTCTTTCCCATCCCCATTTTAATTGACTCTTTTCTTTTTGGATTTCTTTTGCCTCTTCACTATTGGTAGGTCTTACCTCCTCCTCATCCTCAGCTGTATTGTCATGGAATAAGTTGCCATAAGTATCCATGAAGTTTTCTCTAAAAGATATGAATTCAGGAATAATTCCATAGATGTCATTGATTTTATACTCATCAAATAGCTCATGTCTATCTCTTGGACTGAAAGCATACGGCTCATAAATAGTCACACCCCATTCATTGGTAGATTTTTGTCTATACATAATGGATGCAATGTGACCAATGTGCTTATTGTAGTCTTTTGAAAAGTAGAACTCAAGGTCAATATACTCACCAATGGTTAACTTATCTAGTGGCTTGTAGTGATAGTCATCAAGCTGTCTCTTAAAGTTCTTAGATGGCTCTGAATTAATATACTTGATGTCAGCTAGCATCACAGTGACTTCTTCAATATCTAAGTCTTCAATGTCCTCAGAGTTTATGTCACCTAGTGCAGCGAGAATCTCAATCTCTCTACTGAATACTTCTTGAATGCTGTATAAGTCTCTGACCTCTTTGTACTGGAATACATCAATCTCACTCCATGATTTCGGTAGGTACATCCTTTGGCATTTGTTTAGATAATTTCTGACCAATTTCAACCAGGTATGGGACTGCTAACTCAGCTTTTAATTCTCTAATCATTTTAGCTTTTAGCTTGATGTGTGCATCTACATAGTGCTCAGCTTTTGTCAAGTCAGTACGTTTGAATAACACTGCTAACAGCTCAGAGATATATCCTTTGTGCTTAGATGCCATAATTCTCTCAATGTGCTTAGTGTCTTTAACAGATAGTTTGAACTGGTCCTCAAATGCAACATAAGTGTAGCCATCTATCTCTAGTGTGTTCACTAACTCAGGCTTTGATTGAATGTCATTGAAATTTCTTACAATATCTTTAAACTCTTCAATCTCAACATCATCCCATTTAATTGTGGGCACTCCTAAGAATTCAAACACTTGCAAATGTTTGTCAATAGCATCTAGCTCAGAGTTAGCATGGATTGTTGTGATTGTTTCAAATTGCTGTACAGTTAACTCATTCAATTGGTTAGGTACATCAATGCCTAATATTGTTACCATAGATTTTAATTTTTAACAAATATAACAACTTTTACAATATAGGCATGGATAGACCAGTCTATAAGATAACAATTGAGGATGAGTATGCTGATGGTGAGAACTTAGGCATAGAAATGATTGCATTTACATCTAAACCAGCAATAAAGGTTAAAGGTATGGCTTTCAATTCTCATGTAGCTATGGCATTCAAAGATGATGTAAAAATGAGAATAGTTGCACCATCAATGATACCTATGAAAATCTATAGAATGGATGAGGATACAGATGAAGAGTATGACGTTCAATTCTCAACTGAGGTGATTGAGCAGATACATTCTAAGTTCATGCAGAATCTAAAGAATAAAGACATCTTTAATCTTGAGCATGATGCAACTGAAAAGGTACCAGCTTACATCCTAGAGGCTTGGATAGTAGATAGTCCAAAGACTGACAAAGCATTCACTACTTATGGCATTGATGTACCTAAAGGCACATTGATGTTAACAAGTCAAGTGACAGACAGAGCTTACTATGATGAGCTTGTAGAGTCAGGTCAGGTTGGTTACTCTATAGAAGGCTTTTTAGGTATGAAATTATCGGAACAATTAAAATTAAATACTATGAAATTACCTGATGGAGAACATCTAATCGAGGATAAAATCTATGTTGTAAAAGACGGAGAAGTTATTGAGATTAAAGATGTACCTACAGAAATGGAAGCTGAATTATCAGCAGACCCAGCTGTAGAAGAAGAAGTAGCTGATGCTGAGGCTCAAGCTACAGAAGAAGCTGAAACAGAAGAAGTAGCTATGGCTATTGACCCAGCTGTAGATGCTGAAGCTATTATTGCTATTGTGAGACCTTTATTAGAGGAGCACATGAATTCAGTTATCTCTATGATTGCTGCCCTTAAGAATCAAATTGAGGAAAGCATCACAGTAGAGACTGAAGAAGAAGTTGAGTCAGTTGCATTGACTGCTCACGAAAAGTTCAAAGAATTTGTAAAATTTTCAAAATCAAAATAAAATGACACGTAACCTTAAATTCGACCTAGACATCGAAACAAATGCACTTTTGTGTGCAAACCCAGATGAGTTTTATTCAAAAGCATACTTATCAAGTCCTGACATTGCTAACAACTTCAGAACTTTACCAGGTATCAAGAGCAAAACTAAATTAGCTAATGTTACTTTTGGTAGCTTATTGCAAGCATCAACTTGTAACTTCTCTGCTCCTACAGATACATTGGATGCAATTGACATTGATGTATGTCCTTTATCAGCTATGGCTCAACTTTGTCAATTTGACTTAGAGCAGTCTTTCTTAGCTTTGCAAATGTCTCAAGGCTCAAATGGTGACTTCACTGTAGCATCTTTCATGTCTTACTACTGGAATGAAATGGCTATGGTTATTGGTCAAGATTTAGAGTTGTTAAGATGGCAAGGTGACACAACATCTTTAGATCCATTATTGTCTTTGTGCAATGGTTACTTAGTTCAACTTTGTGGTGATGTTAACTTAGCGGCTGGATTATACTCAGGAGCTATCTCTACATCAAATGTATTGACAGTATTAGAGGCTGTAGTTAATGCTGCACCAGCTTCAATTGTACGCAAAAAAGCAGACTTAAGATTGTATGTTTCAACAAATGTAGCTAATGCTTATGAGTTGAAAGCTGCACAAGGTAACACACAAACTTATGTGACTTTACCATTAGGATTGACTTTCTTAGGAATCAATGTAGTAGTTTGTGAAGGTATGCCTGACAACACTATCGTATTGACTTTGAAAAACAACCTAGTATACGCATTTGATGCTGAGGGTGATGCAAAAGCATTGAGAGCTGTAAACTTATCTGACACTGTAGCTGAGCCTTACTTAAGAACTCGTGCTAACTTGAAAGCTGGCTTCCACTACACTAACCCTGCAGAGATTGTTGTATACAATGTATGTTTTGACTAGACATTAATACAAGGGGAGCAGTAAGTGCTCCCCTATTTTTAACCTTTAAAACATAAAAAGACATGGCATGTGATGCACTACAAACCATCCTGAAAAGTTGTGATAACAACACTGGTGGTATTTATAAATTTTACGTCAATCAACAAGATAATGTTGACATGACTACATTGACAGTTGACGCTGGTGATGACTACTTAATTGACAACTTAGACCTAGTAGGTGGAGCTGATCCATTTATTGAATTTGAATTCAGACGTAACACTTCAAGCTATACAGAAGAGTCAAACATTGACTTAATCAATGGCTCTTCATTTGTAACACAGACAATTAACTTGATGTTTCACAGACGTGAATCAGTTAAGTCTAGTGCTATCAAGGTGTTAGGCTCAGGTCAGCAGTACTTAAGTGGTATTGTTCAAGATGCAAATGGATTGTATTGGTTCTTCCCTTACTTGCAGTTAACTGCTACTGGTGAAGGTTCTGGTACAGCTAGAGCAGACGGTTCTAAGTATTCTATCACTTTGCTTGCAGAGAATGAGTTTTTAGCTTATCAAATTGAGGCATCTGTAGTGACTGCTTTAATTACACCAGCTCCATAATCTATTCTTCTCCATAGATAAAGAGGCCTTGCAGAGATGTAAGGCTTTTTTTTTAATTAAAAATTTGTAGTCATACAATATAGGTATGATATATCTTGAGAAAGACTCAACAAATAGCTTTGTGCTGACCTTAACTGAGGTCACTACACTATCAAATGCTTACTATTTATTTGAGTTCGAAGATGAGTTTAACACAACATCTAACCCAATATACTGGCAAGGTGTTGACACTTCACTGTGGCCCTCAAGATTTAACCTATTTACTATCACTGACCCTATAGATATTGACTTTATTAAAGGTCAGTATAGATATAAGGTCTATGAAAGCTCTACACCGACACTTAATCCAGTTGGATTGAATATGATTGAAGAGGGTAGAATGGTAGTAGCTGGTGCAATTATTAACTCAATTTATGACTAATGGCTTGGTATAGTAGATTTATAGGCGAGAAGCCTAAAGGTATAGAAATAACAGAAGGCTATCAGTC